GTTGGTTCAGTAGTTCGTTCCGATGTAATGGGACGTCCAGTATTGGCTGCAGCTACCGATTTCTTCAGTGGCAGCTCCGCATACAGCTACTTGCAAGTAGGTAAGGTTGTCGAAGTCGAGAAGTTTGCTACAAACTTTGATGACGGCCTCCTCAGCTACATGCAGCTTCCATCAGATCCGGGTGCGTTGAAGACCGTTTATGAACTTACCAAGGCTGGTCCTAATAATGGTAAGCTCGGTATTCGTTCGAATCTAGATGTAACTAATGTCATTGGTGCATTCCGCGTCAACCTGACACTCTAATAAATAAGAAACAATAACACAGGAGGAATATTCCTAAGATGACTAAGACAATCCAAGAGCTCCTCTCGGGTCTCCCAGCTTGGGAGACAGCAATGACCGAGGACGGGTATATCGACGCAGACAACAGAGTAACAATTAAGGAAGCTTTTGCATCGTCAGACGCAGCAGCACTTTTCCCGAAAGTTCTCTCACGTACGCTCAGAGAAGCAGCAGAGCCACAGCTTTTAGTGACTCCATTGCTTTCCACTGTTCGTCTCGGCAAGGGACGTTCATTGGAATTCCCGGCCGTCAATGCTATTCAAGCTGCTGAGATCCCAGAAGGACAAGAGTATCCAGAACAAGCACTCGCTTTCGCAAAGCAGGTAGAGGGCAAAGTCTCGAAGAAGGGCGTTAAGCTTTCTTTCACGGAAGAAGTAATCGCTGATTCACTTTGGGACATTGTTGGTCTGCATGTTCGCGCAGCTGGCCGTGCTATGGCTCGCCTTAAGGAGCAAATTGCTCTGAGCCGATTCAAAGATGCAGCTACAATCGTTTTTGATAACGACGACGCTGGCTACGATGACACAACCGGTCTTGACATTAATGGCTCTGCCAATAAGACAGTCAAGTGGGACGACATCATTGACATGGCTGCAGTCCTCATGGCTGAAAACCATATTCCAACAGACTTTATCTTGCACCCCCTCATGTGGTCGGTCTTCCTCAAGGATGCCATCTTCCATCACGGCGGTTCAGCATCGGGCGTTGGAACAAGCTGGGGCTATCGTCCTCAGTCTCCAGAGGGTTCGTTGAATCAGACTGCTCCTATGGGACTGAACGTTATTGTTTCTCCTTTCGTTAGCTTCACAGCTAAGAGTGGCGCAACAGCAGCTAAGTCAGACCTCTTCCTCATCGACCGCAATGAAGTCGGAACAATTCTCGTCAAGGACGAGATGAGCACCGATCAGTTCGACGATCCGGGCCGCGATATTCGCCAGCTCAAGATGAAAGAGCGTTATGACATCATCATGCTGGGCGACGGTGAAGGTATCACTGTTGCTAAGAACGTCAGACTCAGCCGTAACTACGAAGTCATGGTTACTAACGAAACAGCCTGATAAAAACCTTAGGGTCGTTATAGTTACAAATTACCCTGAAGCTTGGGGGCGGTGGAGAAATCTACTGCCCCCTCTGCTTTTTATTGAATTAATTTATTACTATTACATTAGGTTTTAAATTTGGAGTGTGTTGAGTGGCCTTATATCTCATTGATAACGCTACAGTAAGCGTTAATACTGTTAACATTAAATTCGGTAGGACTATTAAAATAGCGTCCTTAGTTAATGCAAATTTTTTAGTTTATACTGACGCAGCTACACCTGTTCAGGTAAGTTCGCCATTTAGGGATATTAATACTATTACTGATTACAATCAGATTAGTAGAACTTTAACTTTATACTGGGATGTAATTTTAGCTCCCAATGCCAACTATGTTCTCCGCGTTCAAAGCTTATTAGATTCTTCAGGAATGACTGTTCCTGAAGAGAGAGTCAGTTTTACGAGTCAGACAGAGTCTGCAACACCTTCTACTTTACAAGAAAGTAAAGCTACTGTTTTAAATGAGGTTTTAGTAGAGGATAAATCTATTAGAGCTGATATTGAAACCGGCTATCAAATCTTAGCTAAAAATCCTAATTTCTATATAGAATCTGTTAGTCCAAATAATGGTGATTTCTACATAGGAAATGATGAAAACAATGGAAGAACTACTATTTCATTCAGCTCTCGTCCAGCATCAAACTTCTTAACTAGTAAGTATTTTAAAGCACAGCGTAAGAAAATACAGAAAACACCAATAAGATGGGAAACACTTCCAGCACGAGTCTCGATGCATTCATGGAAGCCAGATGTTTACATAGACTTCCCATCAACTGATGCGACACCCTCTTATTATACGGATAGTAAAACTTATTTTGAGACTGGATATAAATATAGAGTTATCGTTTCTTCAGAAGTAGGCATCTGATGGCTAATGCACTATATGCAAAGGCCAAAGAAGGTTTATTGGAAGGTTTATTTGACTTAACTGATAATACTATAAAAATTGCTTTAGTTAAAAATACTTATACAGTAAATTTAAGTACACATGAGTTTTTGTCAAGCATTAGTGAAGCTTCAGTTGTAGCGACAACTAGTTTACTGACCGGAAAAACAACAGCTTCTGGTATCTTTGACGCAGATAATATTACAATAGAAGATTACGGGACTAGCGGTTTTGCCTATCTAGTTTTATATAAAGATACTGGAGTTAGATCTACATCAAGACTTTTAGCCTACATAGATACAGCTACTGGACTTCCAGTATCTGCTAGTACTAGTCCTATCTCCATCACAATTAATTGGAGTAACGAACAATATAAAATATTTAGCTTATAAAGGATTTTTATGACCACCCAGTATCCCGCAGCATTGGACGTATTAATCAATCCTACATCGTCTGATGCACTTAGTTCAGTAACAGTACCCCACCATCAGCAGCACGCTAATGCAAATGACGCCATTGAAGCCATACAAACAGTCTTAGGATTGAATCCAGCAGGCAGTCATTTAACAGTTAAAGATAGAATAATATCTGCAGAAAATACAATTACTACTCAATCAGTTCTAAATGGATTGACTGACGTTACTATTACCACAGTGAACTCAGGTAACGTTTTGCGTTACAATGGTTCAGTGTGGGTGAATCACCCCGAAGAAAATCTTACCGATGGAGGAAATTTCTAATCATGGCTAATACAATCAGAATCAAAAGAAGAGCATCTGGCGGCGCTGCTGGCGCACCCTCAAGCCTTGAAAACGCAGAGCTGGCATATAATGAAGCTGATGATGTCCTTTACTACGGTAAGGGATCAGGTGGAGCAGGCGGAACTGCAACCACAATTCAAGCTATTGCTGGCCCTGGCGCCTATGTAGGCTTGTCCGGAACTCAAACCATTACTGGAAATAAAACATTTTCCGGAACATTAGCCCTTGGTGCTTCTGCAACTGCAACAACAAAGTCAGCTGGCAACAACTCAACATCAGTAGCAACAACAGCATATGTAGACGGTGCTGTTTCGTCAGCATCGAGCTCATTTACGGCTGCTGGCGATACTGGCACAGTGTCAATTGCTTCTTCCGATACATTTACGATTTCTGGTGGAGTTGGCCTTAGTTCAGCAGCTACCGCAACAGATACTATAACGGTTAATCTTGACAATACCGCAGTATCAGCTGGTTCGTATGGTTCAGGCACCGCAATTCCAACCTTTACAGTTGATGCTCAGGGTCGCTTGACAGCAGCTGGAACAGCTTCTATTTCAACTTCATTTACAGCAGCGGCAGACAGTGGCGCAGCTTTAACAATTTCGGGTGGAGATACCTTCACTATAGTTGGTGGCACAGGCCTAACATCGGTGGCCTCTGCAACTGATACGCTTACCTTAAACCTTGACAACACTGCAGTAACAGCTGGCTCATACGGCGGTGCTTCATCGGTCGGAACTTTCACGGTTGACGCCCAGGGTCGTTTAACCGCAGCAAGTTCGACAACTATAGAAATTGCGCTTGGAACTAATACTTCAGGAAACTATGTAACATCACTTGTTGCTGGTACTGGCGTAACACTTTCAAATGATACAGCAACAGAAGGTGGAACTCCGACAATTGCAATTGGTCAGAGCGTCGCAACCTCTGCTAGTCCATCGTTTAATGGACTTAACCTCAATGCAGCTGGAACAATAATCTTTGAAGGAACTACAGATGATGCGTTTGAAACGACATTGTCCGCTGGTGATCCAACCGCAGATCGCACAATCACCCTTCCGGATGGAACTGGTACTGTAGCTCTTACTGCCAATAAGCTTTCAGCTTTTGCAGCTACTTCTTCATCGGAACTTATTTCAGTGATTTCAGATGAAACTGGTTCTGGCGCACTCGTTTTTGCTAACACGCCAACGCTTGTAACGCCAAACATCGGAGCTGCCACTGGTACCTCCCTTGTCCTTTCCGGCGATCTAACAGTCAACGGCACAACCACTACAATCAATTCAACTACTGTAACTGTTGATGATAAGAACATCGAACTTGGCTCAAGCGCCTCCCCGACAGACGCAGGTGCCGATGGTGGTGGCATCACTCTTAAGGGTGATACAGACAAGACTTTTAACTGGGTTGACGCAACCGACGCATGGACGTCTTCAGAAAATCTTAATCTTCTGACTGGCAAGTCATTGTTGATTGCAGGGACTTCTGTACTTTCTGGTTCTACTCTTGGCTCAGGAGTAACTGCCTCAAGCCTTACTTCAGTTGGAACAATTGCAACTGGCGTTTGGAATGGTACGGCTATTGCCTTGGCTAATGGTGGCACTGGTGCAACATCAGCTTCAGGTGCCAGAACTAATCTAGGCCTGGCAATTGGATCTGATGTTCAGGCATACAACGCTACACTCGCTACAGTGGCTGGTGGAACCTATTCTGGCGATGACAGCATAGTTACTGTAGGAACCATTACAGCTGGCACTTGGAATGGCAGCACAATTGCCTTAGCTAATGGCGGAACTGGAGCAACTAGTGCATCGGGCGCCCGCACGAGCCTTGGTCTAGCCATCGGCTCAGATGTTCAAGCCTATGACGCAGAACTTGCCGCTATAGCAGGCTTGACTTCTGCTGCAGACAGGCTTCCATATTTTACGGGGTCTGGTACCGCAGCTTTAGCAACATTTACTTCATTTGGTAGATCATTGGTTGACGATGTAGATGCTTCTGCCTCAAGAACAACTCTAGGTTTGGGAACAATTGCTACTCAAAACTCAAATAATGTTTCGATTACCGGTGGCTCTATAGATGGTATAACATTCGATTGTGGAACATTCTGATAAAAGGATTTAGATGCTCTACAATGGGGATATAACCTATAATCAAGATCATTTCAATTACAGTGGTGTATATGTAGTTTCTCCTCAGTCTTTTGGATTAACTACTAATTTTGGTGGCCTAAACATATTAGGCGTTATTGTTATATCGCCACCGTCCGTAAATAGCACATTAGTTTTTGTTGATAGTCATTCCGTTATTACTCCAAGCGGAGTAATAGAAAACACTGAGACGTCATCCTATATGACTTTTGCAATGTTTGACGGTTACGGATCCTCAGAAATAAGTACAATAAACGCAAACGCGTATGCCATTTCAAGTTTAAATAGCGAAGATACGTATAGCTCTGGATATATAGCAATATCGATAAATAAGAATGAAGCCTATGTCATTTCCAGCGCAGAAACTATTATTCTAGAGGATAACTCGGCAGGGACAATCGACGTTACTATTATGTCTAACGCTTAAACTAAGAGGTAAAAGATGTCAACAGATAGAGTTGTAGTCAGCGATACAGTTAGAATAACTGTAAAATTTAAAGATATTGACGCTAATGGAAATGAGATAGAATTATCTCCTGTAACAAATCCACAAGTAATAATAAAGAATTCATCCAATATAACTGTTGTTACAGATACTTCTAGTCAAATATCTAGTTCAATATTTTATTTTGATTATACTCCAACTATAGCTGATACATATACAGTCAAATTCACTGGACTATTGGCAAACTCTAATACCGTAGTAGTAGAACAGAGATTGTATGTTAGTTCTACGGTAGAAGAATATCAGCCAACAATAACTCTCAAAAATGATGAAACGATCACTTTTGCGCCAGATATATTACCTCTTTACATCGATCCTGAGCAATTACTTTCTTACTTTCCTGACGCAACAATGCTAGAAATAGGCGAAATCGCACACAATTTCTCAAATGAAGTTAAAGGTCTGTATAGTCTCATAGACACAGATGATGGTACTAATTTAGCATTTATTGTATACGAATATATCAAAGCTGCTACCGCATGCGAGTTAAGTAGAACATATGGTTATGGTGGTGATGATGAAATATCCATAAGACTTGGAGATTTTAACCTGACGAACAAGTCCATACCAAGAAATAAAGTAACAAGAGATAATGCGACTACATGGTGCCAAATTGCCACAGCACTTAGAAAAGAAATGCTATCTGCAAAAGTTAGTCCAATGGGATTCCAGATGAAAGGCCTTCCAACTGTTGGTCCTGTTTATTCTGGTGGTAAAATGCCACAAGTAGATGGCGGAAAAGTTGCATATCTTACAGACAGAGAACTTTATGGCGCAGTAAGAACTATCCCCGCTAAACAAGACCCAATGCCAAATAGAGGTTTTAGAAGCCGTGATTGATGTAAAAAAAACATTTAAAAAGATTCTTAGGGAATGGGGACATAATGTCCATATTCAAAGAATTCTGCCAAACGGTAATCATTATAACCAATTTGAATTAGTCACAACTAGACAAGTTGGGCAATCAGGTACTACTAATTTTAACTCAACACAAGAGCACAGCGAAGGTCTTTTAACTGGGTATGACGCAGTATATTACTTCGAAGACACTGTTTACCCCAAAGAGGGTGATAGGATATATGAAAATTATTCCGCCAAAGCAACAAGAAACTATACAATGTTCAAGATTGATGCGCTAACTGCAGTAAGAGGCAGACATGGTAAAATTAATTATTGGATAGTTGGCGCAACTAGAGAGAAATAATATGTTAATAGTTAGCAGAGGTCAGTCGGTACAATTCAAATTTATATTTATTTCAGAAGGAAATATATATGATCCAACTGAGAATATAACGCCCGTAGATATATATTTTTCTGTCATTAGAGGAGAATACGGCAGTGGTCCGATAATTGATGGCCCTTATTCTTATTTAATTCAAGAAGAAGTTCCGACAGGCTCTACATATATTGAGAAAAATAATTCTAAAGAATTTACTTTTTATTATCAAATTCCAGATAAATTATACGAGGGAATTTATTCTGTTATAGCTCAAACAACTAACTCTACAGGGAACTTAAGCATAAGTGCAAAATTCCAAGTCCAAGGTGAAACTTCCACTTTAACTCCGATAGTTATTTCACCTAATAAAAGTACCGTTATTAATTATAAAGCAAACTATCAGCAACTAAATGCTAATAATACAAGTACAATTTTATTAATTGGTCACGCAAATGGAATAGAATTTAATAATCCTATTAACATTAGATCAATACAAAGTGCAATTGATCTTCTTGGAGCAGACCTTTCTAGCCCCCTGCTAAGAGGTGTATTCGATGCATACGCTGCTGGAGCTAGAGATATTATGATCTGCGCAACAGCCCCCATGTCTGAGTATGTAGATAGATATTCAGATAGAGTTATATCTAATACTCTATTTGATAGAAACTCTGCCACACCCAGTCAGTATACTTTCTATGAGAAATATTATGAAAGATTAGAAGAAACATATTCTATAATTCAAGACTTAGATTTTGTTGATATTATCGTTCCGCTGGAAACATCTATCATTAAAACAGGTGGAGTTGATTTTATAAGTCAATTAGCTAATTATTGTGCAGATTTTCATAATACTACTGGTTATGTACAAATTGGAGTAATAGGATCAAGGAGTGGCGGACTTATATCTTCTGATATTGAATTATTGGAATCTAATTCTATTTTAACTGATAAATTAACTACAATAAATATGACTGGTCAAATTTCTTCAGATAATGGAAGATTTGTTATTCCAGTATATGGCGAAGCCGTATATCAACATGACCAAATTAAAACATCTTATGTCTCATCAATAGCTGCATCAGTTGCAGGAATGCTAGCATCCAAACCATTAAATATGGGGCTAATTAGGACTAGAATACCAGGTGCAATGTCTTTATATGGAGCTGATTTATCTCAATCTGAATATCAACGTTTAGACGATATAGGCGTTAACAGTATTTATAGGGGTAAAAAAACTAGAAGATCCACTCCTTTTGAAGTATATATAACCAATGAATATACTCTTTCTCATCCAGAATCTACTCTGCATAAAGCAGCGCAAATGAGACTTGTAGCCTTATTGGTTAGCAGAATCAGAGGGTACGCATATAAGGCTATAGGTCAACTGGGTTATGATAAAGTTGTAGACGATGTAAGATCTTTATTGGAATCTTTAAAGAGTGATAAAATTATAGTTAATTATTCTTTTAATATAGAAGTAAGTAGTTCTGTTG